GAGCTAGGCAGTGCAACACCAAGAGCCAACTCAATCTTGTTTCTGTACGCATAACCCACGTGTTCAGCAATGTGTGCTTGCATGGCGGACTGTATAGCCTGCGCCATGGGGTTCTGCCCAATAAGTTGCTGTACGATGGGATCTTGCATCGCCATCTGGTGTACCTTGATGTGTGCTTCGTGGTCTTGGTACGAGAAGGCCTTTAAGGGTTTACCCTTAAGAACGTTTTGATTTTCTGTTACTGGGTCTTTTGGTTTCTGGTCTTCTTCCAACGGCACCAACTTATTTGCATGTTTAATACCCAACACTTCCAGCATTTGACGATGTAAAACCGGAAGATTGTAAATCTGTGGAGCCATCTGCGCCAATTGAATGACAGCTTGGTACTGAACGACTCTTTGGGAAAGGGTAGCTGCATTTGGGTCTGAGACGGGAAGCACTTCAACATTGCTATAGTCCGCCTTCTTCGCACGCGCTGTTCCGTCTTCTGGTTCGTAGGTGTACTCGTCATCGGTGTAGTCTCTGATAATTGCAGCTAGGAGTTGTAGTTCCTGCTTCATCGAATAGTGTACACGGGCTTGGACAGCCGACATCACTTTTAACGTCCGCTCCAGAATCGCCAACGTTGTACCAACTGGCGCTTGATTAGACATATCGGCAATCTTCATATCCGAAGTAGCCGCAAAGCGTCTGCCTTCCTCAACAATCTTGTCCATTAACCCTGACAGAACCATCGAAGGTTCTTTATACGGCAAGGGCAGGATGTTATCTCGAATATTGCCACTACCCAGATCTACGTCACGGAACTCTCCCGGACTAATCGGCGTGTCGTCCCCCTTGATGCGTAAACCTCTGGCTTTTAACCCACCGGGCAGGTTTGATAGCGTACCTGCGTCAACCAACTGCCTCATTATGGATGTTGCTGACTTCGCATAACCACCGATCAAGTGGAACAAACCAAAGCCATACGCCCCATATCCAGGGATGTACTGGTAGTGCACGAAGTGGTGACGCTTTAACTTCAGTGGGTCTTCTTCTTTCCAATTACGGCGAATCGCCAAGACCTCGTCCGTGCCACGGATCATCGTTACGACATATGGCAGAGCAATACCTGTAGGCTCGCCGTCTTTATCTTTGTCCTCGTATCCCGGAATATCCAAGTCAACGTGCGACTCATAAATCTCAAAGCGGTCGTCGTAGGATGCCGAGAACCCGGTCTCTTTGTCCTTGCGTTCTTGAATATCGCTTGTGAACCGACTAGGCTCACCTAGCTCAACGTCTCGATAAAATCCTGCATTCATGAGCTTTAACAAGTCGTTTTTGTTCTTGCGCATTACGTGGGTAATGCGGTGGCAGGTGTTAATTTCGGAGACGCCGTATGGCAGGATCACATCTTCTGCTGGGATAAATATGGATACTTGGCGCTCTAGGCTTGGGTCGTAATAAACTTTTTTGAAGGCGGATCCGGCTGACGGTAGGTTCCACAACATCTTCTCGTGCTCAGGGCGGTACTCAGGCATTTTCTCCGTAAGCTGGTAGTTCATGTCCTCTTCAACACGAGTCGCCGCTTCTTTCTTCTCTGGCGTTTCTTTACCAACTATCTGTGTACGTACGGGGCCCCTTGCCGGAAAAGTCTCCATGATGGTGTCTGACTGAAACCGCACCACCGCTTCTGTAATCATCGGGTGAAACACACCGCATGCACCATCCCATGGCTCTGTTCTTTCCTCGAACTTCAAGCCCAAGAGCGTAATACCGTCCTTATACATCTGTTCCCAGTCTTTGCGAGAAGCTAGGTCGTTACTAATATCCTCAGCTAAATCGCCTGCTAAAGACTGAATAGTTCCCTCATCTAACACATCCGCTAAGTTTTCATTAAAGTCACCCTCGCCATCACCTTGACGCATCTCAAGGATCTCTTCTCCTTCAATGCTTAACTTTACTGATTCTGGATCCTCGATCTCGATCTCAATATCTGGCTCTTGATCTAATCCGGCAAGTCCCTCTGGGGCTGCGTATAGTGATTTTTCTATGCTCATGATTTTTCCTAGTAGTACGCCGCTTTTCTGCGGTATTTATATAAAAGATCGTCGTCTCTCTCGTCTGTCTCAAGGCTAATAAACCCACCTTGCCGATAACGCAAAAGCGCCTGGGTTGTAGTATCCACGTAATCGTCATGTTCGCCAACTGGAAACGATGCAACTTCTTCGATTACTTCACGTGCCCAGCGTGTATCTGGCGCCCACACTTTGCCACTCGTGAACAAATCAGCAACCGCATTCAAACGCACCATTTTATCGTTACCCCGTGATGGACTGAACTCTTGTACTGGTATGCCGATGCGACGTAGTTCTTGAATTAACGGGCTACCCGCTGCTTTTTTTTCCACAATAAACGCATCTGGGTTCCACTCTTTATAGTGCCTTAGTGCCGTCGCTTTTAATTCCGGGAAGGTCATACGCTCTTTAAACGCATCGAGGAGTATCAAGTTTGGGCTGTTCTTGTCCTCGTTGTTGTACCAAACGCCCCAAGTAGTACAAGCGCTGTAGTCGCTAGATGTCTTTACCTCGTGTGCTGTATCCCAAGACTGAATCACGTAATCACATGTGGGTGGGTCTTCTGCTTCCCAGATCCGCCAGTCTTTTCGGCTTACTAGTGCACTCATGTCACTAGTGGGGTTTTGCATGTACTGCGCATTCCAAAACCGTGGGTCAATCGACGCCTTAGTATTTTTTAACGCCTCTAGGTTCCACTGTGCAGGCCAAAGCGATTTTTCTTTTTCCGTGCCCTCGTCCATGATGGCTGGCAACTGTACGATTTCCCAAGGTATGGTTTCTGGATTTTTAATCTGATAGTCAATTAAACGCCCTGTCAAATCCAACAACGACCACCTTGTCATAATGACAATAATCGCACCACCTGGCATGAGACGCTGTAGCGGTCCGGTTTGAAACCAAGACCACGCATTGTCAAAGGCTAGTCTAGAGTTCGCCTTCATGTCTTGTTCAGAATGTGGGTCGTCAATAACAAATAGGTCAGCACCGCGACCTGCCAAAGCACCACCGACACCAGCAGCGTAATACTGACCGCCAGCACCAGTAGACCACTTCCCCGCCGCTTTCTGGTCGTCTGCCACCACGGTGTTTGGGAAGACTTCTTGATATTCTTCGGATTCAATTAAGTTCCTTACTCGTCGACCAAAGTCTTCCGAGAGAGACGCGGTATGGGTACCCATGATGATTTTCTTTTCTGGGTAGTTACCCAAAAAGTACGCTGGGAACAGGTAGCTGGAAAACTCCGACTTACCCATACGGGGTGCAATATTAATAATCACCCGCTTTTTCTTGCCGTCTACTACGTCTTGAAATATTTTGGCTAGTTTTTTGTGATGGGGTCCCACTTTGAACCCCGGATATACACGTTTTGCAAACGCTATCGGGCTCTTTTTTGCCATTTTGAGCCGATGCCTATGTTCTTTTTGCGTTAACTCGTCTAAAAAGACAAGTTTCTCGTATTTGTTCATGTGCTTGAGCGCTTTTTGCGCTGCAAGCGCCTCTTCTGGGGTCATGAACTCGTAGTTCATTCTTTTTCCTCGACATCGACGATGTCAACGACGCCCATATAGCGCCCCAGTTTCTCTTTGATGCGAGCATCTAGCTCTTCGTCTGATATTTCTTCGTTTTTAATAGTAACTCTGTCTGTAAACAGCGCCACTTCCGTGACCTTGCCCAGCAACTCTAGTGCTTTTAAGCGTACCTTGGCGTCGGGGTGGTCGGTTTCTTTTACTATTTTTGCCACACTCATACTGCGTAGCTCTTCTGCCTGCTCGATAAACTTCCACTGGTAGGCTGTCACCATCCCAACGGCTGACTTTATCTCTTCTGGTAGATCGAGGGTTAATAGTTTTTGTTTTGCCTTGGGGTCGGCGGTGACTAGGGCGTTAAATGCGTCTGTGGTTTTTTCTTCTTGGGCTTCAGTCAGTATCTCGTCATCTTCTTCGGTAAGACTCTTTAACCACTGGCTGGTTTTGTGCTGTGCGGAGAGGGTCTGCGCTGGAGTTGCTTCGTCTAAAGGGGCAAAGTCGGAGTCGCCTGACAAAATGTCGGGGATGAAGTCTGCTGCCTTTGCTGTTACCAGGTGCTCCAAAAACATCGTGTGTCTAATCTCCTTTGGTTGCGTGGGAAAACACGGGGTACTGCTGACACGGTTACACGGAGTGTAACCGGTTTTTATTTAGTGTGTAAAGTTTTTTAGGTACCT